AAAATCAAATACCTTATTATTCCCAGCTGATGCCGCTGAAAATGCGTAATCAACACGATACGCACCTCTTCTAATAGGAGTCATATGACTCCCATGATGGAATGTACCTGCTGCATCGTCTCCGTTAAAGGTTTCAGTGATGTTGTATGTATTAGTTGCAACACCAGATATTTCATATACACCATTATAGTTTGTTGATCCTGCTTGAGTTACAATTTCTCAATCAACAAGGCCATGACCATTACTTGTAACTGTAACTACACCACCCCCTGCATCTGCATAAGCTGTAATTGCTTGACTTGATCCTTGCGCAACCTCAATGTGACCAGATGATAACCCAGCAATTGGTGTAGAAAACGCGTGCCATTCATTTGTTGTATCTATGTCAAACTCTGCGCCACCAGTTATATCAATTTGCCCATAATCTTGTGAATTAATGAAATTAATAATACCTGCCCCAATATAATGATCAGATGCTATTATTTGATCCGATATTGAATTTAGGATATCCCCCGTTGCAACATCTGCAAAATAATTATTGTCAAATCCTGTAACAGTGTAACTATTGGTTGATGACTCAATAATCGCGTCATCAGTTGTAGAATCAACTTTAAATATTTGACCAGTCCCATCCCCTTGACTAGTTAGTGTAATAGTCGAACTTGTATCAACTTTAATATCCCCTGAGATAGAATGATTAAATGCTGTAACAGTTCCACTATATGAAACATTGGTCATGTTTAAGTTCGCAAGCAAAACTCTTAAATTTAACGACCCTGTTGAAGCATCATTAACAATATTAACGTCATCATCTACATCTGCAATACTTATATCTATCTTTACCCTGTCGAGAATAACATCCTTTGCGTTAACCATATTTATCATATTGTGGGTATTAGACCCTGCACTTGACCCAGTCATTGTATAAAATATAGAACAAGCAACAAGACCCCATAACAGAGTTGCATTATCTACATTTATAACTGTTGCATATACTCCATTTGTTGATGAAGTAACTTGAAAAACACAATTAATAAACCTCATAACATCACTTGATGGAGCATCAATCACAATAGCTCCAGGAGCAGTAGGTGTCATTGCAAAAACAATATCTCGATGGGTACTAAAAGTGCTAGGAAGAGTTACAAGTGTTCCAGAAGTTCCCAGTATAACCACATCAAACCCACTACCTTTACCACTCATTGAGATGTAGTTTTTTAATACTAGGTTTTCTTCATATATTCCAGGGTAAATATCTATTACATATGGTTTGTTTACAGCTGCATCAGTTATTGAATCAATAGCTGCTTGTATACTGGTGAAGTCCCCACCACTCTTAGCTACTGTTACCGACTGCGCGTAATTTACTGTCAATATAGGGTTTAACATTTATTTTTAAGGTTATTTTTTATATTTCGTCAATTTCTTCAACCTCTTCTATAACTGGCGGATGCCATTCAAGCTGTATTTCAAGAGCTATATCCGCAAGAATACTGTCATGTATGTGAAGATTGTGGTTATCAAGTAAATATTTAATCGCTGTCTCAATAAGTTCAGGTAAAAGGATCGGCACTCCTTTGTTATTGATGTACTGCTTCATTTTGTTTTTTAAAGCAGTTCTTCGTGCTGCCGTTAATACAACTTCAGCTGCCGGTTCCGGTTTAACATAGTCCTCTGGGTAAATGTAGATCATATTTTTTAAATTAATTCTATTTTTCTTCCACCAACATCTACGTCTTCGTAGATTAAATAAGTTTTGTCATCATCAGTATCCCGCCACAAGATCAGTTCTCCTACATTAGGCGTTGGCTCTGCTGATTGACTAACTCGTCTGATATCTAAGGGATTTAGCATGTTGTTTTTGTTATAAGGCTATTCGTCTAGCTTTTGAGATCACTGTATTAGTAGCGCCTGATGCAACAACAGCAATTCTGATGTTTCTATAATTGGCACTATTGAACGAGACTCCATATTTTAACGTTCCATTTGTTACAGTCCAACTATTGGCAACTACCTTGTTTATATCATCATATCCATACATTTGATTCCAATCTCCCGAAGTAGTATCTTCATCATTTGTCATCTCAACAGTAAGAGTAAGTGTTCCATCTGCATCAATAAGTTTTCCTGATATAGAGAAGTTTTTAAATCCATCCATACTCATACCTGTAGCACTTGGATAATAATGAGTAGCTGCTGATACATTTGTTGTATCTACTAATGAATCGTTTGCATATTGAAGACTAAGCGGATCAACCTCTTCAGTTCGTAGTGTTCCATTTACAACGTCTACACCTCCAACTTTTTCAATATCTGTTGGCAATTCTGTGACTGCAACTCCTCCAACCTCAGCGATATTAACATCATCCGTTCCAGGGCCTGCTCCAGATGTAGCTGATTGAGAAACAATATAACTTGCAGTATCTGAAACTCCTGTTGTAGCTTTTTTACCGTATCCAACCCCTGCTTCGTGATCAATACAGAACTCACCTTCAGCAAATCCTTTAACGATTGCTTCAGCTTTAATAGTTCCTGTACTTCTATCATATTTTTCTGCTACTAAAGGTCTAAACTCAACCAATGTATCAAGTACCGTACCTGTTACGAATGCAAAAGATGTATCGTTGTATGTACCAACTGTATCACCTAATGCGTTCTTAATCTTATTGTTAACTAAGTTGAAAACAATTGTTGATCCGGCTACTTCTCCAGCATCAACCGTAAGCACCCCACTGTTATAGTATTGAAACAGTACTGTTTCTGGTGTAGAAAGTGCTGCAGTGACCGTGCTCGCCTCTACTGCAACTGGCACACGTCGTTGTTGACTACCATGTGTTTGTTGTTCTGATTGTAGTAAATGTGTCATATTCTTTAAATTTAATAATTAATTACATTATATATTATTTGTCATGTTTTTTCATGTGTAACTTCAAACCTGCTACACTTTTACATATTTGACCGCACTCTTCGCACTCAAATCCTTCCTTTTCTTTCAATTCTTTAAATTCATCCCCAGTCCTGGTTTTTCCACCCTCTATAGCTTCGATTACAGGCGCTTTCTTAGCTTTTTGGTCTATTAGTTCATGTATCTCTGCATTGAATCTGTGAGCGTTGATTAGACGTGTTTCACCTGATGGAAGGTGTTTTATCGTCATTGTTTTCTTTTCCATATGTTTTGGTTAATTAACTTATACCCGTACCCCACTAAGGGGATACAGAGTAAATCAATTAAAGAGAAACAGAGTTGATTGGAGCATCTACCATTTGTACAGCATTATCAGCGTAAGTTTTCACACCGTATAATACACAGTTAAGGGCATTTTTACCAAGTTTGTCTGGCACGTCTTTCATTTTAACAGAAGGAGTAGCTTGAACAACTAAAGTTGTCATCTTTTTAGAAACTCCGAACAGGTTATGTTGTTGTTCTAAAGCCCATGCATCAGTTCCATCAGTTAAATCTGAAGAAAGATCAAGAACACCTACACCGTTACAAACGATAGTCATAGTATCAAGCGAATCACTGTTTACAGCAGTCCAGTTGTGAGCAACTTTTCGAGCGTTAGCAGTTGCAAGAGCAACGTATCCAGCAGCAGTTGTAGTTGGAGCACCGATCAATGTAACAAGATTAGCTCTTGTTCCATCAACACCAGATTCAATATGAATGTTACCAGCGGCAGTACCGATAGTATCTACAAAATTAAATGTAACACCATCAATCACAATAGAATCTCCATTAGTTGGATTAGTAGCTAAACCAAGAGTAGCTGAACCAGCTAGTTGGTTAGATTCATAACAATGGAAACCTTGGTATTTACCATAGTATCCATCTTTATTAGCAGCATCACCCATTGAAGTATCACGTCCAGATTGAGTTTGGTCTAGAATCGCTGCTACATCTGGCGAGATGATAGCCGATAAATCAGTACTTGAAATATTTTCCTTTCTCAATGTCTTTTTAGCGTTTGAGAACATTGCAAGAATATTTGAAACTGAAAGAGTTACTGCAGCTAGTGCGTTACCAGCATTTACATATTCACCTAGTACACTTGCATCAACTTGGTTAGACAAAGCTTCACCATAATCTTTACCGTAGTTAACAGCTTGATTATATTTGTTTTGAATTTTATCAAAGTTGTCGATATAGATACCAGTTGCGAATTCTAGATTTACAGTCAATGCTTCATTAGTATCAGTTACATCGTCGATAGTGATCGCAGTTCCTCTAGTATACGATTGAATAGAAGCAGCTGATCGGTAAGTTCTGTTTAAAGTATCACCTTTAGATAGCGTTCCATTGAATGACGTATCAGCCATTTCCATTGCTAGATTCTTTTTATAGAATACTGTTTGTTGCTCTTTAGCCCAAATTTCTTCGAACGAAGCAGATAAATTATTAGCCATAATTGTTATTTTAAAAATATATTATAGGCTTCATTTACTTTAGCTCCACTTGCCGTCACCCATATCAAGTGTACTTTTCCAAGCTGCATATTCTTTCGGCGACATATCACCTACAGATTTCTGCATTGGCTGTTCCTTTGGTGTTGGCATACCCATAGCGTTAGACCGTGATTTGGCTGCATCTAGTTTAGCTTTATCCATGAATCCATAATCAACGATTATATCTTCTGGTGCTTTACCTTCAGCTTTTGCAAGTGCTTCAATGGCTTTTCTATTTCCCGCTAACTCTGGAGTTGCGTTCATTAGTCCGTCCATTCTTTGTTTCTTCTGCATGTCTTGCTGAGTAACGAAACCACTTTCTTTTAAGAATGCGATTGCATTAGTCCTTTCCTCATCACCTTCAGCATTACCGCTTACTTCTGGAGTTTGCACCTGTTGTCTTTGCTGTGCAAGATCTTGAGTCTTTCGCGTGTAATCTGATTGTCGCATGTATCCTTTTTGAAGTTCGTCTAATGAAACTTGTTCACCGTTAACTTCGAATACTTGCGTGTCTTGCGGTTGTTCGATTGAGTCGCCATTGGCGTTATTCTGTGAATCCTCTGACATAGTGTCTTTGGTTATTGATATTGTGAATTTAAATAAATAAACCCTGCAATGCCCTCATAAGAGGACACATCAGGAACTATTTGTTCAATAAGTTGTCAACGAACCGTAAGAAATCTTTCGCTTGCCTATAAAGCGCAAAGTACCTATCTTTATCAGCCATCTTGGCTTTATCAAACATTTCCTCGTTAATATCTCGTATTCGTGTCCAGTAATCCTGGATAGTTTCTAACCCTCTCAGTCCTTTTAATGCTTTAATACTATTCTTTTGTTGTTCAAACATTTTAACAGCTGCTAATTGTGCGCTATCATATTGTTTAACATCTCGTCTCTGATTAATCATATCTAATACACTCATAGTTTTATTGTAATAATTTACCTTGTGCTACTTTCTGAACTAGATCAGCTCCTTGCGGTTTAGCCTGTGGTGCTGGAATCTTTCCCATCCCACCTTGCGGGGCTCCTTCGCCTTGTGGCATTCCTTCCATTCCTGGTTGTTGTGGTAAGAAGTCCTCAACATTAACTTGTTTCATATATTTCTCTGGATTCACTTTTTCAAATGTTTCTAATACATCCTTCACACCTTCTGCTAATCCTTTCTCATCTACTGCACCTGCTTGTTGTGCTTGTGTAAGTATATTCATAAACGCTATAGCTTCTGATCTTCGGTCTTCCATGTAATCAAACGATGAACTGTTAGTCTCAATTTTAATTGAATACTTTTGAATAGCATTCCTTAATACTTCCTTGTTCATTTCCCAATACTCTTCACTCTCAGTTTTCTTAAACACTATATTATCTTTAGCATTATCGAATGTAGTTTGTAATAACTTATAAGCTAATTGTTCAAGCCCTCTTTCAAAGTGCTTTCTAACCTCATCGATAACCGCATTGTTTTCAAAGAACTTAATCCTTGCACCAGTTGCAGTATCAGTTAAAGCCAGTTGCCCTCTAGTATTACTAGTATCAATAGTGAATGTAGCTGCCTGTATTTGTCTTTCAAAATCGTTTTGCTCTTGGAAATATGCACTATCAAGTGTTCTATGTGGCAATTCTTGTAGATTTCTTTGTGCTTCCTCAACAGTTGTACTTGTAGCAATAATATTATTAGGTCTACTAACAAGAGTTGCTGGATTAATCCCACTAAGTGGTGACCATAACCAAGACCTGTTAAGTGCACCATTTATATAGTCACTAGCAGAATTCTTTTTAAAGTTAAGTTCCTTTTGTAATTCAAGTATTGGTTCAACGAATCCAGTAGCGAAATACACTTCAGGATCATCAAAACATTTAATATCAACGAAAGGTTTCTGCAAGATTTCTTCCTTGTAAATCATTACAAGACCGTTAGCTACTTGTATTTCATATAGTTTCTCATTCTTAACATCATCCGTTTCATTAAAGTAGCCGTAATATTTAATGATATCTACAGAGTTCTGATCAAACGTTTCATCTCCCGCTATAACAATTCCAGAAAGGGCAAAAACCTCTTGCTTAAACGCTTCCCTATCCTCTCCATAAGATGCATTAATGATTTGCTCAAGCTCTTTAATATTTGAATACTTATCATTCTTATACAGATCTGATAAACGAACACCAACATCCTTTTCAGCTATAGCTGGCATATCTCTTGCTAGTGTATACCGTGGATCAATATATATGTCTGTAAAACTAATAGGTTCAATGGTTGGATATTCACCAGTAACTTCCTCAACAATAAAATCTTTACCTTTATCACCCGCTCTACTAATCATAGCCGTCTCACTCTTGTAAACAACACGAGCAAATGCGTATCCATAGGTAGCCATTGACTTTACCCATAACCTAACAGGTTCAGAAACAGCATATTCATCATATATATACGTTAAATAGTCCTGAATAACTGCAACATGTTCAGCATTAGAATCAGCACCACGTCCGCTAACAATCCATTTAGGACTCTTACCAATAAATCTTGGCAACACCTTTTCAATAACCTCATGAGCCTTATTAACTTTAAAAGTTGTACCCCAATCATTCTTTTTCTCTGTACTGAACGTCGAATATTCCTTATAGATATCTACAAGTTTATCCTTATGCGTCTTAGTTAACTCATCACTTAACGCAATGAAATCATTCACTTGCCCAATCGCTTTTCTATCAATTTCGGTTTGCATGAATATATAAAAATGGAGTAATTCAACTACAGTATAATCATTTATGCACGAAATGGCAAACCTTGTGCATCAAATTTGATCACAGGCGCACTTGAGATGGATACATTAGGCTGTAACTCATATAGATTATAAAGCATCTGTAATGCATCAATAGCGTCATCATGTGTACCACGTGGAAACTTTAAAAGTTGTTGCTCAACTACACTCAGGTCAGTATTGTGAAAGATTTGACCATTCCTATAAAGAGATATCAGCCTTCTGATCTTAGACTCCTTACTTCCTGACTGCCTAATGTCTTCAACTCGTGCCCTAATAACTTCTTTTCTAAACCTATTTCGTAAAGAGAAACCAATCATTGATTGAGCAGCGAATGCTTCAACACCTACCTTCTCACTATTCCATTTTCTAGCATGGTAAATAACCTTATCCTCTAATTCAGCGGGATCAAACCGTCCATGAGTTATTTCTAATACATAAAGCACATCACCTATGAACTTACCAGTAATAATAGCTGTATAATCTGCTGTCTTCTTCTTACTAAACGCTGGATCAACAGCGGTAAACGTTCGACCACCAGCAGGAATATGGTCATAATACTTAAACCATTCTTCATGGAACTCTTGTGATTCCTTTGCAATAGGGTTCTGTTGGTACTGACATGAGAAGTTAACCACGTCCTTTTGTTGCATAACCTTTAATATTTCAATGGGGAACCTTTCTTCGTGTAAAGATTCTCCCTCTTTTCTATGCTCGTCTTCTATCTCTGCTATCATTGGTATTGATACTATTTCCCACCCTTCATCAATCCCTTCGTTCATTTCTTCCATTAAATAACCACAAAGATCATTCTCATGAGTTCTTTGCATGATAATAATAATTGAATCCTCACCCATATTGTTTAAACGAGACATAACCGTATTTGAATACCAATTGTTTATCCCAACCCTTGTAATATCTGAATCAGCATCCTTTGGCTTAATCGGATCATCTATTAAAAAGATATTAGCACCACGACCAGTAATAGAACCACCAGTACCAGTAGCATAATAAGAACCACCCTCTTCATTCGTCCACCATTCCTTAGTATTTTGATCATCCCTTAAAGGTGAACTTCTAGGGAACACCATCTTGTAAGCATTAGACTTATAATATTGTCTAGCCTCATTCGAGAACGTTTGTGTTAGTGATGTTGAATACCCAGTCGCAATCACTTGTAAGTCAGGACGTTTCCCCATTGCCCAAGTAGGAAATAGTTTAGTAATAAGTTCAGACTTCCCAGTTCTTGGTGGTATATTAATAATCAATCTTTTAATATCACCACGAACAACAGCCTCTAGCTTTTCAGCTATAACTTTATGATACCATCCATCTAGAAACTTTTTCTTTTTCTCATACTTAAACATATGATGAACATAAGAAAGAAAATCCTCTTGTTCAACCTTATGTCTTCTTTCTAATTCCCTTTTAGCTAACTCTTGTCTTGCAAGTGCTTTATTATCCATTAGATACTTTTACTAATTCCTCATCAGTCATTAACTTATGCTCAATAGGCTTACCATCTTTTCCAGTATGTTCAGTTCTATTTAGTAAAGGTTTCACATAAGGTATTAGCTTTTCGAATCTATCCATAAATTGCTTTTCATTATCACCAAGTCCTTCATCTAATGCCAATTTCCCTAGCTTCTCACCATATGTTTTTATTCCACCACTCGCAACAATCTTAAAGAAATTTGTTACAACTTCTTTATTTTCCTTTTTAGCTTCTATTCCTTTTTTCCACAAATTGTTTCCTTTTTCAAATGGCATGACGTTTCTTTGACAATTATATAATATTATTTTCTAACAAATTCTAACTTTACCCCCTTTCTTTTCTTCATTAATCCGAAGAACTTTCTTTCATATATCACTTCTTTTACAGTAGCCACAACCTTATCAACAGTGACACTATCCCCTACTGTAATTGTATCAAGTAATATGACAACCTCCCTTGTTTTTCCAGCTGGCATATTTATTTAGTTAACATCTTTTTATATTTCTCATACTTCTCATCCATTTCTTCTTTAGTATCGTAAGTGTATTCTACAATTCCACCACCCTTTAATATAAACCAGAAAAAATTATAGTCAGGACGATCCTCTGAATGAGTCTTTGTTATACGACGACCTAATCCTCCAACCTCATTAAGATCCACTAATTGTTCACCTTCTTCAATCCACGAAGATATACTAGTAGTCTCTACAATCAGCCACCCCTCCATGCCATAAGAGTAAACTTCCACATCATCCTCTAAATAACACATATCTCCAACCTTACGGTTAATTGTGTCACTATCCCTAGCAGCCATGTTTTCATACCTTAACATCTCCATACTAATATTTTTTAATCTTCTTTGCTAATTTCTCAATCTCAGGTTCTATTAATGATAGTAAAGCGTAAGCCCTAAGATAAACAAGTCCATTACATCATCGTAAGTCTTTTTACCTTTTTTATTATTAATCCTTTGTTGAACAAGCTCAATGCTTTTCTTTCGTCTTTCTTTATCTTTTACTTTTCCCATGAGTCCTATTGGTTATTCATTATTTATATTATATATACATTATCCATTAAAGGCAACTTTTACTACATTCCCCACAATAGAAGCTCTCATAATCATCTGGATGGTAATGTTTAACACCATCAAGTTCCCCACCACAAGAAGAACATTTAGTAGCATTAGCTAGGTTAATATTTAATCTTAATTCATCATTCTCCATTTCAAACACTTTGACTCTTTTATTAAGCTCTCTTATCTTCTCCTCAAGCTCTTTCACCACTTTATCTGGTGTCTTGAAATTCTCTAACTCATACATAATGTTTTCTAAAGCCTCCTCAATGTAATCTATATTCATATTATTTTATTATCTAATTTTTCCATGAAACACTCCACCATGTCCGTTCTTAACAGCAGTCTTATTTTGATTCTTATAATAGATAGCATCCTTCTTTGATATATTCCCCTTCTCAACATCATCTTTTAAGTAATCAGCATACGTTTTCCCAGTAATATTATTTAAACCTTTTCTACCCATATTTATTTTTGTTATATTATTCCGTACTTTTCTTTAAACCGTTCCTCAGCATCTCTTTGCATTTTCTCCCTAAGCTTCTTTAAACCTCTTA